GTCTCCATCTTCTCAACTTGTATCCACGCGCCGTTCAAGGCTGCAGCGCAAGGCGCAGTCCAAGACAATTCAAACACACGATCTCTCGCAAATCCAAGTCTATTCCAAGAAGGAACTGCACGATATTGACCTGCCGTGCCGAGCGATTGTTGAAGGCCATTTCCAAAGCTCACCCCACGATCATCGCTCCAACGAAGGGTGATTTGAGGATCAGCACTTGGGTCAACATCTGTTCCGACCTCAATATCAGCCATGAAACTTGAATAACTTACGCGATCTCCATCCATCACAAGATGTGGGAAAGAACGAAGTCTTAAAATCGCGTCCCCGTTGTCTGTGTAGTTTTGGAGATCAAAGGCGTAAAGTCTTCCGTTTTGCCAATCGCCTACAATCGTTTTGTTGTAAGCATGTGCAGCACAATTTGCACGATGTCTTACAAGGTTCCCATTTTCGTCCAGATACCCTCTCTCATGCCAGAGTTGGGTTGAAAGATCATAACACCATGTGGCATTCGCAGATGGGAAAGTTAGAAAGTAGAAAATGTGTGAACCTTGCTGGTAGCAAAATCCAATCGCGTCAGAGATCGTGTCGTATTTTCCGATGGCGTCAGCGATGGCAGGGGTTGAAATGATGTCAGCCTTATAGGCCGTGCCCATCATAACTAACGCTTGACCATTGTTATCTTCTGATAACCAGAAAATGTTCAAGCCCCATTTCGCCAGCGACCTTAAAGCCGCGATCCCATGCTGAATAAAAACTCCGGGGATTTCTTGGAAAGGAAATGGAAAAGTTCCAACGTCTGTCCAAACCTCAGTCGTGCGTCTTCCGAAAGCCCAAAGTTCTCTGTGAACCGTGTCGATGATTTGGAGTTGATCTGCATCACCTGTCATGGTGGCAACGCCGAGAGGAGGATAGGTCGTGGCGTTTGAGTCGCTGGATTGAATGTTTGCGTTTTGTGTGGACGAGACAAGAAACGTGTCAATGTAACGAATTTGATTTCCACCTAAAAAGTTCTCTGGAATAAACACGTTAAATTGGAGAGATGATAAATCCACGCTCCAGCCCTGTAACGAGCCATCTAAAATAATAAGCGTGAACTTATTATCATACATGGACACAAGCCCAGACTGTGATGTGATTGTGCCTAAAGCCTGTAAGACAAAGTTATCTGGAACATAATAAACAGTGTTCCCAATAACCGCAAAAAGCAGCCCGTTGCTTGCCGTGTAAAGCTGACGCACTTCAGCAATAATTCCTTGTGCTAAAGGCGTCAGCCCCGGAGTGCAGTAATGGGTGTAAGGAACTTCAGCATCCTTCGTGTTCTGCTCTGGATACAGATTGATGCACCTCTGCGCGTTCGCTATTACCGAGCGCGCTTCATAAGCACCTTGAACAAGTTGGATCTGAGGCACGTTTCTACACCTATTACGTAGCAGACATTACGTTTGCAATCCAAACATTATTCGTAACAGCAATGAAAAGCACACGTTTTCCTGCAGCATACGAAACACCAGTTGCACCAGCTGTGCCGTTGATCGTGTCGGACGCATTGCCAAACACGGTAACTGCATCGGCAGCATCAGCATTGTAAAAATACACAACGCTACCAGCCACAGCAGATGGCAAAACCACACCATAGTTAGAGCCAGTCGAAACCGTCACAACATTGGAGCCAAGGGAAAGAACTGGAGTTGTTGTTGCACGGGATGTGCCGAGTGCCGTAATGCCGTAGTTTGTCTGCCACTGTGGAGTAGCAAGCAAACCTTCAAGAATTGAACCATCTTGAAGCGCATAGCCATTTGGGAGACGATCAGGTATTGCCATTTGATTTACCTCGTTTGGTCGCTGTAAATGTTGTAGACGCTCGGTCGGACCAGATTATCCGGCATCACAAGGGATGGAATTTGTGTATTCGCAGCTCTTATTGTTTGTAAAGCGTCTTTCGCTAACCCTTCGTAAGTCGGATCTGGCGGAAGACGATAAGCTGCTCTTGTCCTCACAACTAACTCATAATGTATCGCCGCGAGATACTCCGGCGGGAAAATGAAATAGCTTGTGAGATCGGTGAACTCCGTCAAGGTTTCTTTCAGAAGTATGTGAACTTCGTAAAGGTTCGCCTGTGGGAGTGGCCATGGATAAATGTAGCCCATAGGCCACGCGGAGTCGTAAAAAATACACTGCGAGAACGAGACAAGATTTTTAAGCGTGATCCGTGCATAATCCTCACGGGAGAACAAAAGCTGCAATGGATAGTCTACCGCTTGCGTATTATTCGCCCCCGGCAACATGCGAAAATACGCGCTTTCTAGTTTGTCTGGGCGAACAGGCACGTTAATGTCACCACCCGGACCAACGCTATATTTGAGCGCTCCCGTTGATACGACGCTTTTGTCTACCAGATGCCACACAAGCCAGCGTTTTACACGCCATTGTGCGATCATCATGTTGAGGCGAGTTAGCCCGTCATTCACGTCTTCGGAAAGAAGGGTCTGGCCGACACCCAAAACACCTGCGTCTTTGTAGGCGAGGGTAATAATATCGAGCGCCGTGTAGGTCGCGTTTCCGAAAGGCGTCGGGCCGGGAGTTGGATAGGGCGTATCGCCCCCGCCGCTACAACACGAATTTCCTCCGGGCAAACTTGCGGCCAGCGTAAAACAGGCATCAAGCTGCGCTTGAGTCCAGTTAAATGTCGCTTGTGCCAGTAATGCCAACGCATCTGTTTCTGCCACACAAGTTGCAGCGTTAAACTGCACCCACGAAACATCAGCCTTATCTGCTGACACCGCTTGAAACAATATCTCAAGGCTCGCAGTTTGGGCGACTGCGGAGAAGAATTGCTGGCGTGAAACTGTTGCGACCATTTTAGCCTCTATAATTACAACGGAATGTCGCCAGAACGACTAACTTCACGCCACGCAGATCCATCATAAATAAAATCGATATTTCTTACATAATTATATGCAAGATTTGTCCATGCCCCAACTTTCCAGTTTCCTGTGAAAGTCCATGAAGTAATTGTTCCGCCAGTTTCATTCCAGAATTCAATGGTAATTCTCTGACCATTTACGCCGCCAGTTGGAAAGTTACAGCTGTTGCCAGTTGATAAACCTGTTACTAATTGAAATATTGAATAAATCGACGCATTGATTGAAAATGCACCACCGCTTCCTTGATTGATATTTACAGTTGGAAGGGCAATAGAGTTTGAATAAATATTTCCTCTTGGAACTTTCCAAAGAACCTGCGTGGCATAATCACCAGAAGAAGAAATGCCGTAAGTTCCAGCTGCAATGTCGTTATTATTGTGTAACTGTCCGTAGCAATAATTGTTTTCACTTATTGCATAGCGTGTCGGTCCCCAATAAATAGCCCAAACAGTATTATCCGTCAGGCTCATTGAAAAGAAATTACCAGATATTACCAATCCAGATGTCGTTATATTACTAGCATATAAATTAATGTTAGGACTTGCCGCCGTTCCATTTAGCTCAAAATAATTTCCACTAATCGTGCAGCCTTGTGCACCTCCTAAAGTAATCGCAGATTGGGCACAGCCTTCGATTAGATTTCCGATAACTCGCACACCAAATGCTGGAAGCGCGTTAGAGGCGTCAGCTAAATAGATAAATATATCTCCATTTTCTACAATGTTTCCTATGAAAGAAATATCGTAACATCCGGGGGAACTAAAGAATGATCCATTTGCCCAATATCTAATGGTGCAATTATTAAATCTCCAAGTTTGAGTGTAATGTGCAGCTTGAAGACATTTAATGTTTCTAAAATTACAATCTAAAAATCCAATTCGTAAAAATTTTGGAGAAATAACAAAGGCCGTTCCGAAGCGATTTGCTGCTTGAAAATGAACGCCTCTAAATTCCACAAATTCAGATACAGGATCAACTGAATAAGAAAGAGTGCTGTCAAATATTGTTATATTTGCATTTACATATAACCCATTTCCAGTTCCATTTGCGAAGATAGTTAAAATGTTTGATGTGGTGTCTACTTGTCGATTGATAATCAAAGAACTGGTTATTAAGAATTGTCCGTCCAGAAAAATACTAAGATTATGAGTATTCCCATAATCTATTGCCCGTTGAATAAAAGCTGTATCATCATTTGATCCATCGCCAACAGCGCCAAACATTTTGCCAGAAACAAAACCATCAATAATTCGTAGCCACGCGCTGGACGCAGTTACACCCAGACCTGTGGTGATGATTGTTCCGCCGTTGTCAGTATATGATCCACCAGTTACGCCATAGAACTGCCCGCCCCCGCCATCTCCAACAGCGTAATACCCTTCAACATTGGCAAATTGATTTGCCGCAGGTGCAGATGACCGCAGATTAGCAATGGTCTGATAGTTTGTAGGATAGTTCGGAGACAGAAAAGGAACCCAAGTTCCGTTCTCGTTCAGATACGTTTGCTCTGTCGTCTTGTCGATGCCCAGACTAATCTGCGTCGGATTTACCATCTTTCCAAGCCTTTAAGTTCGTAAGCATCAGTTTGAACTGCAAACACTGTTCCCTCCGGGGAATTGCGCGGCGTTTGCAAAGAACGAGTCCAATTGGGCAGTTGTCCAACCAAAAGTGCTTTGAAGTAACAAAGCAAGAGAGTCAGAACTTTTAACACAAAATGCAGAGTTATATTGTATCCAGTTTGGATCAGCCTTGTCAGCCGGGATAGCTTGGTAAAAGAGTTCCGCATTTGCCATGCTCCCGACCGCTGATAGGAATTGTTGCCTAGATACAATCGCTACCATGATTTTAGTCTTTCAAAGGATAGTTTGGCAACATCGCAAAACATCGCCAAACTATTCTACATTCAGCTTTTGGGAGACACAGAATTCACTGAAGAAGGTTTAGGCTTTGCAGTTTCCGCAAGTTCCTTCTGTGCCTTTATTTCAGCAAGTTGAGTTTTCGCAAGTTCAAGTTCAACTTTCTTGCGATCCAACTCAGCCTGCAATTCGTCTTCGCGGGTCTTGAATGACCCAGGCTCACCAGTGGTGATAAATTCCACTTCTTCTTTCGCATCCCCAACAACAATCGGGAATTCTTTCTTCTCATCCTTATACCCGACAACCTTCGGATATTCTTGAAATTTATATTCTGGAAAATCCATACTTTCATATACACCAAGATATTGCCGAACTTTAGCCATTTACTTGCTCCTTAC